CAACGGAACAGCTACTTTCCATCAAATGAACCCTAAGGGCGGTCGGAAATCAGCAGCAAGCCTCGCTGTAGTCTCTGACATCGCCGATTGGCGGTCGCCGGCGCCTGCGGTGTTGAGCGCGGCCGAGGCAGAACTGTGGCGGAGCATCGTGAATACCAAGCCTGCGGACTGGTTTGACGCGGCTTCGATACCGCTGCTGACCGAATACTGCCGGCTGAAGTCGAGCGTCGACATTCTGAACGAGCAGCTCGTGAAGTCCGAGCAGACGATCGCGGAAACGGGCGAGTTTCCTGACGGTTACAAGAGCGCTGTGGGCGTTCTCGACAAGAAGCAGGGCCGGATGGCGCAACTGGCGATGAAGATGCGGCTGACGCAGCAAGCGCGGTACGAGAAGACCAAGGCGTCGACTGAAGCTAAGAAGGCCGCGCCGCGGAAGTTGTGGGAAAGAGGCTAAGCCGCGGCGAGAGCAACGCCCGGTGGATCGAGCAGCACTGCAGGATTCCTGAAGGCAAGTTTGTAGGGCAGCCGGTGCGGCTGCGTCCGTGGCAGCGGAAGATCATCAAGGGGATCTACGACTCTCCGACGCGGAGGGCGATCATCTCGTTCGGCAGGAAGAACGCGAAGACGACACTAGCGGCGTTTTTGTTGCTCTTGCACCTGTGCGGGCCGGAGGCTCGGCGTAACAGCCAGCTTTTCAGTGCCGCGCAGTCTCGGGATCAAGCGGCGGTTCTGTTCGCCCTGGCAGCCAAGATCGTCCGAATGTCGCCGGATATTGGCGGCGCGGTGGGCGTTCGTGACTCCGGCAAACAACTCTACTGCGAAGAACTCGGGACGCTGTACCGGGCCCTATCGGCTGACGCCTCGACGGCGTTCGGTTTGTCGCCGGTGTTTGTGGTGCATGACGAGCTCGGCCAGGTGCGGGGCCCGAGGTCTCAACTGTACGACGCGCTCGAGACCGCTGCTGGCGCGCAGGAAGATCCGATCTCGATCGTCATCAGCACGCAGGCTCCCACGGACGCGGACTTGCTGTCGATCCTGATCGACGACGCTGCGGCAGGGCACGACCCGCGGACGAAGCTGTTCTTGTTCACGGCACCGGTCGACATCGACCCGTTCTCGAAGGCGGCCATGAAGGCCGCGAACCCAGCGCTCGGTGACTTCTTGAACGAGCGTGAGGTGAAGGAGCAGGCCGAGTCGGCTAGGCGCATGCCGGCGCGCGAAGCAGCGTACCGCAACCTCGTGCTGAATCAGCGGGTCAACCAACAGAACCCGTTCATCGCGCCGGCTGTGTGGAAGGCGTGCGGGGCAGAGCCGTTAGAGGATGCGTTCCGCGCTGGCCCGGTTCGCATCGGACTCGACTTGTCGGCTCGTCACGACCTGACGGCCCTGGTGTGTTCGGCGAAGTTCGAAGGCGCGCATCACGTGCGTGCGGAGTTTTTTGCGCCGAAGGATGGAATCGTCGATCGGTCGATGCATGACCGTGTTCCTTACGACCTGTGGGAGTCGCAGGGGTTTTTGACCGCAACCCCAGGGGCTTCGGTCGACTACGAAATAGTGGCTCGTCGGTTATGCGAGATCTGCGATGACTATCAGGTCGAGAGCGTCTTCTTCGACCGGTGGCGCATCGACGTGCTGAAGAAGGAGCTCGAGCGGCTCGGAGTCGAGCTGCCGCTGGTGCCGTTCGGCCAGGGATTCAAAGACATGTCGCCGGCTCTCGACTCACTCGAGAGCGAACTACTGAACGGGAGGATTCGCCACGGTGGCAATCCGATCATGACGATGTGCGCGGCGAACGCAGTCATTGACACGGACGCGGCCGGGAATCGAAAGCTGAACAAGGCCAAGAGCACGGGAAGGATTGACGGCATGGTTGCATTGGCGATGACGATGAACTCGCAGGCTGTGGCCGAAGAGTTCGTCTCCGGTGCCTTCTGCGCCGTATGAACCTGAACCCGCTGACGTGGTTCAGTGCTCGGCCGCTAGAAGCCAAGACCGACATGAGCCTCGACACGCTGATACAGCGCCTCGAGGCTGCTTATCGAACGGGCTCAGGTGTCGTGGTCACCCCAGAATCGTGCATGCAGTCGCCGACGGTAAACGCGATCGTGACGTCGGTTTCGCGGCGGCTTTCTGTTTCGCCAGTTCGGGTGATGCGCCGAACATATAGCGATAAAGGCCGAGAGCGTAAGGAGCTTTTGCCGAGCCATCCGGTAGCGAAGCTCCTGGCACGCCCGAACTCGTACCAGACTCGGGCGAGTTATTGGCTTGACGCTGGATCGGTTCTGATGCGGTACGGGAGGTATTTCGCGGTCAAGGGGCAGGGCAATACCGGCCCTATTCGGCGACTGCACCCGCTCGTTCCGGCGGCCGTAGAAGTCGATCAGGACGATCTGCTCGAGCCGGTTTATCGAGCGACGTTTACGAACGGCGAACGGCGTGATATTGCGGCCGATGAGATGCACCACGTCCGCGGGGCTGCCCGAGACTTCCTGACCGGCGATTCACCAGTAGTGGACGTTCGCGAAGCTATCGCGCTTGAAATTGCGATGGAGAAGTACGGCGCAAGTTTTTTCGGCAACGGCACGGTGCCGCTGCTGATCTTCACGCTGATGCAGGGGTTCCAGGACTTCAAGTCTACGGCCGAGCGCGACAGCTTTCTCAACTCGGTACGCGAGCAACTTACTGGGAGTCGAGCACACAGCGCCTTCATGTTGCCGAAAGGCATCGACGTAAAGGACATGAAGATCGAGAACGAGAAGGCGCAGTTCATCGAGGCGAGGAAGTATCAGCGGACAGTGATTGCAGGCGCTTTTGGTGTTCCTCCGCATTTTGTCGGTGACCTTGAGCGCGCGACGTTCAACAACGTCGAACAGCAGGACACCGACTTCGTGATTAACGTCGTGATGCCGGTCGCGCAGACATTCGAGGCTGCAATGGAGCGCGATCTCCTGACTGACGATGACCGTCGTGATGGTGTGATCATCCGGTTCAACCTGGACGCGATACAGCGCGCTGACTTCAAGGCGCGGCAGGAAGGCTCGCGCGTGCAGCGCGACGCTGGCGTTATCAACGCGAACGACTGGCGCGAGCGCGAGAATTTGAATCCGATTTCCGAGGACGACGGCGGCGAGGACTATATCCGCCCTGCCAACATGGTGGTTGCTGGTGATGAGCCGCCACCTAAGGAGCCTGGCAATGCAGATACGACCACCGCAACAGACGTTTGAGCGGCGCGACTTCGGGCTCGTCGAGGTACGGGCCGAGGACTCGGCTGGCGCTTTTTCCGGTTACGGCGCGATCTTCGGCAATACCGACAGCTACGGCGACGTGATCGAGCGTGGCGCGTTCGGCGAGACACTCAAGGAGTGGAAGGGGCGCGGTAAATTTCCGCCGATGCTGCTGCAACACGGCGGCGGGTTCTTTGGCGGTGGCGCCGACGACATGCTTCCGATCGGCAAGTGGCTCTCAATGGAAGAGAATTCCAAGGGGCTGAAGGTCGAGGGGCAATTGTTCGCGCTCAGCACGGAGCGCGGGCAGTACATCCACGAGGGGCTCACGTCCGGCGTGCTTGATGGCCTGTCCATCGGCTTTATCGCGCGCGAGGTTCGCTATGGCGATGACGCCAAGGACGAGCCCGCCCGCACGCTTACAGATATCGACTTGTGGGAAGTGTCCGTAGTGACCTTCCCAGCGAACGACAAGGCTCGCGTGAGCGCGGCCAAGTCGCTCTCTATTCACGAATTGCGCGAGTTCGAAGGCCGCCTACGTGATGTAGGCGTCTCGCGCGCGGACTGCGGGAAAGCAGCTTCGGTCTTAAAGACTTGGCTCCAACGTGATGTTGGTGCACCGGTAATCACTCCGCGCGATGCGGGCGTGTCGGACGCAGTGTTGAAAGCGTTGAGCGAGACATCGTTCTTCCGCTGACAGCCAGCAGCATCACTACCTCACGAGAAGGCGCTTCGGCGCCTTTTTCGTTTTACGGAGCAAAGCACATGAGTAAGGAAATTCTTGACGCCATTCAGAAGAAGGGCGAAGCGTTCGATGAATTCACCAAGGCCAACGATGCCCGCATTAAGGCCCTGGAGGAAAAGAACCTAGCCCGCGTGACGGAGCTGGAAGAGAAGACGGCGAAGATCAACACAGCACTCGAAGACGCGATCAAGGCCGAGCGCAAGGCGAAAGTCGAGCTAGACGTTCAGCGCGAGCGGATCGAGGAACTCGAGGCGCGCGCCAAGACTCCTGGGAAGACCATCGAGCAGAAGCTGCACGGCGAATACTTGCAGACGTTCGAGAGGTTCGTCCGCACCGGCGGTCAGGACAACGAGCTCGGTGTCAAGCTGAAGTCGATCGAGCGTCAACTGCACGAGCAGAAGGACGTCACGATTGGCACGGCATCGGCTGGCGGTTACGCCGTACCGGAGCAGATTGCGCGTGAGGTCGAGATCCAGGAGAAGCTGTTCTCCCCGATTCGCGACGATGTGAAGGTCGTGCAGATCGGCACCAGCGACTACAAAGAGCTGGTGAACCTGCGCGGGACGACTGGCGGGTGGGTCGGTGAGACCGGCACTCGTTCGGCCACCGCGACGTCGACGCTCCGTGAAGTGGTGCCGACTCAGGGCGAGCTCTACGCCTATCCGCAGGCGTCGGAATGGTCTCTAGACGACATCTTCTTCAACGTGCAGAACTGGCTCGCGGCCGAAATCGCGGAGACGTTCGCTGTCGAAGAAGCAACGGCAGTTATCAGCGGCAACGGCACAACCAAGCCGACCGGCATGCTGAACACGACACCGGCGAACGTCGACGACTTCGCGTCACCGCTGCGTTCGGCAGTGACGTATCAGTTCATCCCGTCGCTCGCGTCGCCCGACGCGATTCTGCCGGATACGCTGATCGATCTTGTGTACAAGCTCAATTCGCGGTATCGCGCCGGGGCGAAGTTCATCTTCAACTCGGCCGTCGCGGCCACGATTCGGAAGCTGAAGGACACCACGAACCAGTACCTCTGGCAGCCGGGCATGCAGATGGGCGAGCCTGATCGCCTGCTCGGGTATCCGACGTCGATCTGGGAGCAGATGTCGAACGTGAGCGCGAACGCGTTCCCGGTCGGATTCGGAAATCTCAAGCGCGGCTACGTGCTGGTCGACCGAGTCGGCCTGCGCATCACGCGGGACGAGGTGACGACGCCAGGGTACGTCAAGTTCTACGTGCGTCGCCGCGAGGGCGGGGTCGTGCTGAACAACAACGCGATAAAGTTCCTGCGCACGACCTAAGGAGCGACACTTCGGAGTTACGGCGGGTCCTGGGAAACCGGGACCCGTTTTTTATGGCATACAAAATCAAGCTGAGTCGATTGTGGGAGTGCTCGCCTCGAGGTGACGTTCTTGTGTCGTTCTCTGCGGGCGAATACGTCGTGCCAGACGATATGTCTGACTACCTGGCGCAGCGCTGTCTGCGCTCTGGGATCGGCAAGATCATCGACGACGAGCCGGAGCAGAACAAGCAGCCACGTGCTGCAAACAAGATGCGCCGCGCCGCGCCGGAGAACAAAGCTGCATCGTGAAGGCTGGGCTCGCTGCATCGTCGCGGCGACCGGCCCATCTCTGACCGAGCTCGTCTCGGTCGTTTGCCGTCGCCGCCAGATCGAGGGCTGGAGGATCATCGCGGTCAATGACGCTTGGCGCTTGTTGACCTTCGCCGACGCCATCTATACGACCGACCGCGGATGGTGGGACGTGCATGGCGACATTGCGTTCGATGGGGAGCGATGGGCCTCACAGGCCGCGAACCTCTCGATTGACGACGACAAACGGACGTGGGGCAAGACCGAGGCTCTACGCATCAATCTCGTGCTGGCATCCGACGGCGACATGTTCTGCGTGCAGCCTGGAAGGATTCATTACGGCAACAACGCAGGTTTCGCGGCCGTGAATCTCGCGATTCAATTCGGCGCGACTGAGATCAAGCTGGCAGGGTACGACATGCAGCGGACCGGCGGCCGGGAGCATTTCTTCGGCGACCATCCGGCGCCGCTGCACAACGGCTCGGACTTCGCGCCGTTCATTCGAGCGTTCACCAACGCTTCGAAGCAGATGCCGCCAGGAGTGGCAATCACGAACTGCACGACGGAATCATCGCTGCGCTGCTTCCCGATGGGAGACCTGTGAAAGAAATCACGATCGACATCGACGAGCCGAACGCGATTCCGTTCGATCTCGCGACGCTCAAAGCCGACCTTCGCATCGCGACCGACGACCTAGACGACGTGCTGATGAGTCAATACATCCCGGATGCCGTCGCATGGGCAGAGGGAGCGATGCGGCGGTCTGTCATGGCACGCACGCATCGGTGGATTCTCGAATGCTTCCCGTATGGTGACGACCAAACGATCCGGTTGCCGCGGGGCAAGGTTCAGGGCGTCACGAGCATCGTCTATAGCTCGGCTGGCGCTCCGGTGACGCTTCGTGGGGCTAGCTCCGGCAGCCCGATTGGCACGGACTACCAGGAGGACTTTCGCGGGCACGTTGGGCGGCTGATGCCGAACCGCGGCGAGTCGTGGCCGTCTGCGGACATCGACGTACCTTCGCCGATCGTCATCACGTACACGGCCGGATGGACGACGGTCGATCAAGTGCCGGCCGACATCAAGCGCGCAATGACGGCATCGATCCATGGTGCGATGGAGCTCGACGGGCTGCTAACGATCAAGAGCGGCTTCGACTTCGAGTTTCGCGACAAGCTCATCTCAGCGTCAGTGATCCGTGATTGACATCCCGGAGAACGCGCGCCCCGGTATCCGCTGGCGACCGAACGGGCTCGCTGCACACGAACTGCCGAGGCCAAAGCACTTAATCGAAGTCGACGTCGTGCTCGACTTGGGATGCGGAATTCGTCCGATTGACTGGTACGAGCCCGAGCATCACGTCTGCGTCGATGCGCATAAGCCCTACCTCGACCGGATCAGAGCGACCGGCGAAAAGTACGAATGTGTTCACGCCAACGCGCTCGACGCTTTGCGCAACCTCAAGCCAGGGGTGGCCGGAGCGATCTACTGCCTCGACATGATCGAGCATATGACGCGCGAGGGCGGCGCAGAGCTGCTTCGGTTGATGCTGCTGGCTCAGCCGAAACAGATCGTTGTCTTCACGCCGAACGGGTTTCTCGCGCAGGACGGGCCGGACCCGTGGGGGCTTGGCGGAGAAACATGGCAGAAGCACCGCTCTGGGTGGACGCAGGAGGATTTCCCTGCAACGGACTGGTGGATCGAATACTACGGACGCGGGTTTCTCGCGACTTGGACCAATGGATTCGCTAGCCTACTCACAAACTAAAGTCGCCTGGCATCTCGGTAGCATCGAGACGCTTCGCCGTCGTGCGCGTCCGGTGCCGGTGCATGTGCAACTTGTGCTGTCAGATTTATGCAACCAGTCGTGTGTTTTCTGTGCGTACCGCATGCCGACAGGATTGTCGAGCGAACTGTTTGTGACGGCCGAGACGATCAATCCCAATCGTAAGATTCCTACTTCGAAGGCGGTCGAGATCATCCAAGACTGCGCGAGTCTTGGTGTGAAGGCAATTCAGTTCACCGGAGGCGGTGAGCCGACGGTCCACAAGGACCACGAGGCCATGTTCGCGCTCGCGCAAGACCTTGGTATGCAGACAGCGCTCGTCACTAACGGAGTGAAGCTAAAGCCGACTCCGGCATTCCTCGGCATGACGTGGACGCGCGTGAGCGTGGATGCGGGTACGCCGGAAACTTACGCGCGCATTCGCGGGGTCTCGCCTGACCACTGGACGAAAGTCTGGAACAACATCGCGACCTATGCGCTTTCGTTCAATGGCGTGCTCGGCGTCGGGTTTGTCGTGACGAATGAGAACTGGCGCGAGATTCCCGAGGCAGCACGGCGAGCGAAAGAGTCTGGCGCTCAGAACATGCGCATCGGCGCCGTGTTCTCTACTGAAGGTGAGGGCTACTACGTTGACGACCTGACGGCCATCAAGGAGACGATCGAGCAGGCGAAGACGGCTTGCGACGGCGACGGCTTCGAGCTCATCAACCTGTTCGGCCGCCGCATCGGCGATCTCGTCGACGGCAGCCCGACCGATCCGTTCTGCGGTTATCAGCACTTCACGACGTACATTGGAGCCGATCTGAACGTCTACCGGTGCTGCAACACGGCTTACACGAAGGCCGGCACGATCGCGAGCTTGAAGGACCAACGGCTGACGGACGTGCTGCCGATCCGCGACGAGTTCGACGCGCGCGGCTGTCGCGCATGCCAATTTCTAGGCCAAAACCGAGCCATTGCTTCGCTGATTCGAGAGCCGACGCATGCAGCGTTCGTATAGCCCGGCCGACGTCTCGCTTTGCATGCCGTACTGGGTGCAGAACGGCGACTACATCGCCCTGATGCGAACTGTCGGCACGTTCTTGAGCCTGTACACCGACATCGAGATATCGTTGTGCGACGACGGGTCCGTATACGGCCTGACGTTGCCGCACTTCGAGTCGAACATTCGCCAAGTACGGCTACCGGCGAAGGACTGCGCCCTCAATCCGTGTGTGCCGATCAACGCTGCGGTATGGAACGCGACGCGACCGCTGGTGCTGCTGACGAATCCCGGCATTGAACCTGTGCCTGGGCTACTGGAAGCGCTCCTAGCGGCGCACGAATCGGACGACTGCTACGTCGCTGCCGCGTGCCGGGACGTGGACTCGGGCCGCTGGCTCTGTCACTCGACCGTTCGCGGTGGCGAGTTCGGCCGCGGACCGATGCCATACGGGTCAGGATTCCATTTCTGCGCGTTGTTCTCGCGTCGCCTATTTGTCGCTGCCGGCGGCTTCGACGAGGACTATCGCGAAGGGCAGGCGTACGACGACAACGACTTCCTGTGGCGACTGCATCGAGCTGGCTCGACGTTCAAGGTTCTGGACGACCTCGTGATCGACCACAAGCGTTCGACGACGCAATGGCCCGTAGGCGGGCTTGAGCGTAACCGCGCGCTGTTCGCTCGGAAGTGGCCGGCCGCCGCGTGATCCGCGTGCTGTGTGTGTGCACGGGCTCGAAGTACTCGCACGATTACGTTTACCGATTGCGCTCGATGGTCGCTCGCAATCTGACGCTAGAGCACTCGTTTCAGTGCATCACCGAGCAAGCGATACCGGGCATTGATTGCATCCTAAGGCGGCATGACTGGCCCGCATGGTGGAGCAAAATCGAACTGTTTCGGCCCGGCATGACCGGGCCTTTTTTTTACCTGGACCTCGACATGCTGGTTATCAGGTCGCTCGATTGGATAGGCGGCTATCTCGAAAAGAGCTTTTGCGCTGTCGAGAACTGGGGCAGTCGCACGCGCGAGGGGCCGCTGTACGAAGACGAGCTTAGTTCCGCGATGATGATTTGGAGCGGCAATGGCGCGACGGATCGCATCTACAACAACTTTAGCGAGGCCGATATTCGGCGTCTCCATCCGCACGGTGACCAAACGTATGCGACCGAGCAGACGCGAGGTGTTGTGACGTTGATTCCGCAGAGCTTGATGTGCTCGTACAAGCGGCATTGCGCAAACGGCCCGCCACCAGGGGCTTCGGTAGTGGCTTTTCACGGATCGCCACGGCCGCACGAAGTTGACGCACCTTGGGTGAAGGAAGCATGGCAATGAACCGTAGCCAGCGCGTGACGTTCCAGAGCCGCGGCACTGGACAAAGCTCGACCGGCCAGCCGAACGGCGCGTTCGTAGAAGTCATGACGACATGGGCGGCGATTAAGCCGATCACTGGCCGCGAGTATTTCAACGCAAGCGGTGAACGAGCCGAAGTGACGCACGAGATCGACGTGCAGGCGTGCAGCGAACTCGCGAGCCTGAAGCCAAAGGACCGGGCGCTGTTCGGATCGCGCGTGTTCAACATCAAGAGCGTCATCAACATCGAGGAGCGTGGGCGCAAGTTGCTGCTCATGTGTACAGAGCATGTCAATTAGCGGGTATCGGGAACTGAGCCGGCAATTGAAGGCGATGGGCGCGGCTCCTGGCGGAAACGCACTGCGGTCAGCGGCATCGTTCGCGATGAAGCCTGCGATCGCGGCGGCTAAGAGCCTGGCGCCGGAGGCGAATCCGCCTTATGGGCCGTACTCCACGCGCACGACGCCGCTCGATCCTTACCCGAAGAAAACGTACAAGGGCCGTCTCGTGGCTCCTGGCTTTGCGAAACGCAGCGTCGCGATCCGAGCGTTTCTGGCGCGCACCCGCGATTTCGTGAAGGTCTCGCTCGGCGTGCGGCGGGAGGCTTTCTACGCGGTGCAGTTCATCGAGCTAGGTACTTCGAAGATTCCCAAGCGCCCGTGGCTCGAGCCGGCGTTCCGCGGCGCCATAAGTGCCGTTGACGCGCAATTTCAGTCCCGCTTGAAGGCGCTGATAGACCGAGCGGCGAAGCGCCGGTGATTGTCGATTCGTTCTTCACGTACCTGGCCGCACAAGCCGGGGTGACGAGTCTTTGCCCGCAGATTTACCCGCTGACGATCCCGGAGGGCAAGTCGCCGCCAGCGATCACGTTCTCACTCGACGCGGACGAGCGTGACCCGCTATTCGACGGGCCCGGGGACCTGAAGCAGGCGCTCATCGATACGAGCGCGTGGCACACGGACCACGTTGCTGCACACACGATAGCCGATGCCATCGAATCAGCGCTCGCGAATTACCGCGGCGCGTTCGGTAGCAAGACCGCAGAGCACATACGCCTCGCGCGCAAGTTCGAGATGTTCGAAAGCGACTCCAGCCTCTACCGGGTGTCGCAGCAGTTCTTCATCGCCTACTACTAAGGAGCTACGGAAATGGCAACGGCAGCGAATATTAGCCGCTGGAAGGCTTATCTCGGTTCGACCGGCTCGCCGGTCACTTACACGGCCATCGAGGAAGTGTTCGAAGTTAGCGGCCTCGGAGCAGTCAACGACTTGGTCGACGTCACCAACTTCGATTCGCCTACGGGAACGAAGGAGTTCATCGGCGGTCTAGCTGACGGCCAAGAAGTAACGGTTCGGGCGAACTTCCTGCCGGCCGGCACACAACAGATCGCCATGATGGCGGTTGTCGATGCGAAGGTGAATCGCCAGTTTCGTGTGTCGTACGTCGGCGTCTCGCCGGCCAAGACGTTCACGTTCGCAGTTGCTCCGATCAGCTACGTCATCGAGCCGTCGGTCGACAACAAGAACGTAATCATGTTCGCCGTGAAGATCTCCGGCACGATCACGAGGGCATAGTCGATGCAGTCGTTCTTCAAGACCGAGAAGGTCACAGTCGATAGTGTCGATCTCACGATTCAGGAACTCAGCGTCAAGGATCATCTCGACTACGCGGCGCTCGACAAGGAAGTCAAGGCCGCGACGGTGTGTGCGCGCTGCGTGCACGAGTGGCGCGGTGAGACGCCGGAGTCGATCAACGCCAACGTGCCGGCGCGCGTTCTCGGCGAGGTTTTGCATCACATCTTTCGGCTGTCAGGACTGGAAGAGCCAAAAAACTCCGAGCCAACCCCGAGCGGCGATTCATCTTCAGGCTAGCGGCTCATCTTGGGTGTTGGGACGTCAGAAACATTGAGGCGCTTCCGGCGGGGCAACTGGCCGAATGGAAGGAATACGAGTATCTCGAGCCGTTTGGTTCGTGGCGCGACAATTGGCACATGGCCGTGCTCACGTCGGTCGTCGCAAACTCTAATCGCGATCCGAAGCGGCGCTCGACCCCGTTCTCGCCTTCGGACTTTTTCTATATGGACCCGGAGACTCGGCAGCAGCAGGCCGATCTCGAAACCGTCGCCATGTTCGATTCACTAGCGAGCAAGCCGAATGAACAATCTCGCGCTTGATTTCTCAGGCAAGTCGTTCTGCAAGGGATGCAACGACTACCACGATCGCGACGGTTGGTACTACCGCAAGAACGGAACGAAACAGTGCCGCGTCCGCCGCGCTGCCAGTAGCAGCGCGTCCCAGAAGCGACGGCTAGATACGGTGCGCGAATACCAGCGCGAGTATCGACTGAGTCGGAAGGATGATCCGCGTTGGAAGGCGCTGAGAGATGCTCGACTGGCCAGACACAAGGCCAAACATCCTCGGTCTTCAGCGGAAAAGCAGCGGCGTTGGCGTCTACGCCATCCAGAATTTCAGATTTGGCGCGGCGCTCGAGGTCGCGCCAAGGAAAACGGCATCGAGTTCGCGCTGACACGTGAATGGGTCGCGGAGCGTGTCGCTCGCGGCCGATGCGAACTAACAGACCTTCCGTTTCAGCCGAACGAGACAAATGGGCGCTGCGGGCCGTTTGCTCCATCAATCGACAGGCGAGACTCCAGCAAGGGATATACGACCGAAAACTGCCGCGTCGTAATTTGGGCAATCAACATGGGCATGAGCGAGTGGGGCGAGAACGTTTACGCCCATGTCGCTGCCGCTTTTCTGGAGAAGAAGCGTGGCGGTTGATCTTGCAAGATACATCGTGTCCCTTGAGGCCCAGACAGCAACCTACGTCCGAGAACTCGACAAAGCGAACAACAAGCTCGATCGCTTCCACAAGGACCAGGAGCGGGCGGTAGCGAAGATCAAGACCGCGTTCTTGTCGATCGGCGCGACGTTCGCGGCTGCGTTTAGCGTGCGCGCGATCGTTAATTTCACTGCCTCGGCTATTCAGGCCGCTGACGCGATCGGCGAGAGCGCGCGCGCGGCCGGATTTAGTGCTGAGCGATTCCAGCGCTTGCAATTTGTGTTCAAGCAGAACGGACTTGAGGCTGGTGAGTTCGAGTCTGCGATGCGGGCTCTGAATACTCGCCTTGGCCAGTTCATCAATACCGGCGCCGGCCCAGCAGCCAAAGCGATTGAACAGCTAGGACTCAAGCAGCGGATCGTCAGCGGCGAAATCCGAACGAGTGAGCAGTTCTTCGATGCCGCAACTAAAGCACTAGACGGAGTCGGCAACGCAGCGCAACGAGCTGCGCTCCAAGGCGCGTTGTTCGGCAAAGAGATCGGACCGAAGATGACGGCCACGCTTGATATGGGCACGGCCGCACTCAACGCCGCTGCCGATGCTGCTAAGGGCGTTCTTAGTGACGAGACCATTCGCAAGGGCGGTTTGCTCGCAGATGCGTGGGACCGAATCGCCGCGGCTGTTGGCAGCTACGCTAAGTCTCTTGCCGTTGCCGCATCGTACGACGCGGCCCGTCTTTTTGGGGTCGACGAGGTGGCCGCTAATCGGCTTCAGGACCAATTGGCCGCACTCGAAGCTCGCCGAGATAGGATGACTCGTGAAGAATTCGCAAACGTCGGCGAGCTTCGTAGTAGGGCAGAAATTACCGCAGAAATCGACCTAATCAAGGCGCAGATCGAATACCAGCGGCTGCTGAAAACCCCGTTCATACCGGTGATGCCAACCGGATACGAAGAAACAGAGTTCATCACCGATGATGAACTGATAAAGCTTGAGACGTTTATCTTCGATCTGAACCAAAAGCCTCCGATGATCACCGAAGAAGAGTTGATCGCGCTTGAGACGTTCATTTACGAACTCAACGAGAAACCGCCGTTCATCACGCAAGAGGAGTTGTTAGCTCTTGAGACGTTCATCTACGAGCTGAATCAGAAACCCCCAATGATCACGCTTGAGGAAGAGGTCGCGCTCGAAACTTTTATCTACGAAATGAACCACGGTCTAGATGGGCTGAGTCAGAAGGCGCGCGAGGTTGCGCTCACACTGGGCGAGAACTTCCGCGACGCCTTCGCCGACTGGATGATCGGCGCCGATCGCGACTTCGGCGATCTGCTGAAGCGCATGGCTGCGCAAATGGTGACGTCGGCTCTGTTCAAAGGGCTTGCGTCGATGTTCAAAGGAAAGACGACGGGTGTCGCTGGGTTCTTCGCGTCGTTCTTCGGCGGCTTGGAGCCGCGAGCGGACGGCGGGCCTGTGTCCGCTGGCCGTGGCTATCTGGTCGGCGAGCGCGGTCCCGAGCTGTTCTTCCCCGGCCAGTCCGGGATGATCGCCGCCGGTGGTGGTGGCGACATCAACATCTATCAAACCAACTCGTTCAACGGCGGCGACCCACGCGAGATGAGCGCCGCGATTGCTGCCAATAACGCCAAGCTCAAGAACGAGATCAAGTCCGAGATCCTGTACCGGCAGCGCCGGGGGCAGTGGGGCTGA